GGCAGGGTCGATGAGGTCGGAGATGGATGGATAACGGAGTTTGAGACCGTTGACGGCCATTCGCATGCTCATGTGGATTTCGTTACTGCCTCCGTCGGCGATGTTGGCGACGACACGTTGGTAGATCATAAGCACAATGGTGCCCATGGACTTGTTTGTTCGAACGAAATTCGTCTCGTGGGCCCATCTGGCGTTTAGAGTTGTGGAGGCATTGGGCGAAGGGGAGAAGATGACCTTTTCTGCCTGACGATCGATCAGACCTCTCCTTTCAGCTGCCGACAATTGTTGCAATTCGTCCGGGCTGATTTCTGGGATGAAGGCGAGAGCAAGTTTGGCGTTGGTAAGTGCTCCCTTCGAGCAGATGATTTCGTAACAAAGCGATTCGAAAACCATTTGCAGGTAGACGGAAGAGAAGACGGAAGCCAATGATCGCGGGAGGTCTTTCTGAAGGTCGACGTTGGGTGTTGCATCGAAGGCGATCAGGATTTTACCGGGATTGAAGTCATCGGTGCTGGAGATGGTGTCGTCCCAAATTAGGGTTGCGACGGAAGCAGGTTTGGAAAAATCAAACCAGTTGGCTCCAACATCGCCGGCTACGGCGATTCCACCGGACGCGTCTGGCGCCGGTGAGACGATGGATTTTTCTTTGATGTCTGGTTGAATGGTGGTCATGGTGAAAACTAAATTTCGAAAATTTTAAATTACTTTTTGAAAGAATTAACTACCGAAAATAACCTAACTAATAAACTTTGCCAATTCGGCTTTCTTCTGGGCTGAGAGAAACATAGACCACTTTGTCAGGTCTGACAGCGTCGGCGATTTCTCCTTTGGCGATGCAAATCAAAGCGTTGGTGTAATTTTCGGCGTAAACTTGGCCTCGTGCGACTGAGTTGAGCTGAATGCATCTCATTTGTTGCCAATGCGTGCCGATCCTTTGTGTGACGATGTCATTAGTGGAAATGATCATATCCTTGAGGGCGTTGCGGTCAGTTTTCTTCCAAACTTTTGACAAAACTTTTGCTCCTCTGCGGCAAACATCAAGAGCTGCTCCTTCAGGTGTTACAATCATGTCAGTGAAGAAGGCGAATTCTTTCCTCATGAAAAGTTTGGTGATAAGGCCAACTTCTTTGAGCAGTTTCATGCCAGCTTTGTCGATCGTGAGGTTTTTTGATACCACTAGAGAATCATCTCCTTTGAAGAGTGCAACCACTAGTTCATCGACGTTCATGATGACTCCACACCAGGCGGCATTCCAGATGGTGTTGAAGAGAAGCGTGGCGGCTTCGCCTGAGTGTTTCTGGTTCTTGTTGAGAATGGTGAGCAAACCATCTATGACTACCTTCCATTCCATCAGATGATTGATGTAAGTGTGAAGGATGGAATCAGCTGTTCCACAAACGCTCTGCACGTATTCTGTGCAGACGATTGGCATCAATTCATTTTGGGTGCTGTCGAACTCTCCAAAATCATTCTCAGTGAAAATGAGGTCGATCTCGGTTTGCCTCATGATTTCATCCAGTTCCTTTTGGACCTCAGCATCTGATTTGCCGCTAGCGTAGATGAAACGCTTGGCGCCTCGGTAGCTTCGAAGTAGCGAATCGGTGACATAGCAGACGAACTTCAGGACCATGTTTTTCAGCTTTGAATGTTGTGAAACTGATTGGCCCGCTTTGTCTGAAAAAATTTGACCCCATTTTGACTTCCATTGATTCTTGTTGAAGCCTTTGACAGAGTAATCTTCCAGGCCTTCGACAAAATGACCGTTGAAAGCTGTTTCCATCATGCTGCGTTCCTTCATGTCCATCTTCATGAACGCGTCAAGCATGGCACGGGCTTGGACCCCGTCCACATCTTGACCTTCCCACAGTTCTTCAGCTGTTGGTAGAAAGCGGTACATTCTATCACGAACGATCTTCAGGGCCGCTTCTCTGAGCTTTGGCTCGAGACCGCCTGTTTTCTTCGTCATTCGACCGATGAAGGTATGAACGGTTTCAGAAACCGAGCTAGCCTGCTTCATGGCCATTCCGTGATAGTCGTGAAAGCCAAGGACTTCTTCTTCAACGGTTGCTTGCACCTCGCCAGCCCGTGGTTTTAAGGTGAGCCTGGCATGGTTGTCGTATTCATGGATGTAGGCACCTTTGATCTTATCTCCATCGAGATGTGGGCAGTACTCCCCTGTCTCCCTTGCAACGGATGTTATAGCGTTGATCGAAGATGAAAGATTGTGCATTATCTGAACCGGAAGATCGTGGGAAATGACACATTCGACGTCCTGAATAACTAGTTCGCCACTTGTTCCCATGGTTGTCTCGCATGTGTTGGCAATGTCAGCGCTTGAAGGTACTCTGATGGTAGCGGTTAAACCGTCAGTGGATTTAACAACGAACTTGCCTTCGTGATGATGGACAACTTCTATGTTGACCTGATTGACTGAACCCACGGCAGGATGTGTCGTGAAGATTGCCTCCTGGTGCATGGGCACTGGAGCTAAATCTTTCTCAAGCGGGCGTTTGTTTGGG